CCGAAAAGATTGATTTCTTATGATATATTACCTGTCGAAAATTTTGGTATAGATAGATTAGAACTAAAAAAATTGGCAGAAATTAATGGTACTGACTTTGATTTCATGGTTGGGGACACATTGAATATCGAGATCGAAGAAACTGATTTATTATTCATAGACACTTATCATGTTTATCAACAATTGATCGTAGAATTAAACAATCATGGTAATAAGTCAAAGAAATATATAATAATGCATGACACAACTAAGTTTGGCGAAAGAGGGGAATGTAATGAAGGCGATGGATTAATGAAAGCCATTTACGAGTTTATCTCGAATAATCCTAATTGGATTATTTATGAAAAATTTGAAAATAATAATGGGTTAACAGTATTAAAAAGATTAAAATGATAGAGGTTAATTTTATAATAACTGTTTACGATAAGGAAGAATATTGGCCTTATTTAAAAGATATAATTAACAAATATAAAAATATAAAAAGTAATTTTGTAGTTTGTTACAGCGGAATCGATGACAATTTTGATTATGATATAAAGATTAAAAATTTGGTAAATGGTGGAAGAGGTAACAATCATCATGTAAATTCTTGTTCCTATGCTGATATGGATTATGATTTGACAATAAAAGGTTACGAGTTTTTAAAAAAAAATAATGTAAAAAATTGGATAAAATTATCAGTCGATAGTTGGTTGTTGGATGAAAAAAAATTAATTGAAATATTAAATTTTATGAATGAAAATTCATTTGCATACGGAGGTAATATTTGGTATAGTCATATTAATTTATCAACAGATATTTTTTTCGCAAACACACAAAAAAATAATATTTTTGAGGATTTAAAATTACACGGAAAAAAATTTTTGGATTGGTTATATGAAAAAAAAATACCAACAGGTTTTGAAAATCTAATGAGGTATGTCGTCATACCATACGACCATTTTTTAATTTTAGATAGGGAGTTTTTAGAAGATGACAACCACAGACATGAATGTGGTACATTAGGTTGGTGTATGTTCCATAAATTAGAGAACAATATAAATTTTATGAAAAAATACAAATCAGATAATAACCCGCCAACATTTAGAAAAATAAAAGGTAATGATAGTCCATACAGTTTTGAGTGGTATCTACTTGATTCAGGACAAAATTAAAAAAATATGATAGAAAAAATATTAAATTTCAATAATAAAAAAATTGATCCGACTATAATAAATGAGCATCAAATAAAAAACTTAGTTTTTTATTTGATGGATACAATAATGTCAAATTTAGATGGTGATGTGGTTGAATTAGGATGTTATGTTGGGGAATCGTCAAAATATTTGATGAAAACTATAATAGAAACTGATTCAAAAAAAAAGTTATTCGTATATGATTCTTTTGAGGGTCTACCCCCATTATCTCAATGGGAGGAAAACTCAGGTTGGAAACCGGGGACATTATCAACCACTCAAGATACTTTAATATCAAATTTTATACAAAACAATATACCAACACCTATAATACATAAAGATTGGTTTTCTAATATTCCTGAAGAAAAATTACCAAATAAAATTTGTTTTGCATTTTTAGATGGTGATTTTTATGACTCAATCTATGATAGTCTCAAAAAAATATACGATAGAGTTGTTGATGGTGGATATATAATTTTTCACGATTATGATAGGAGTGACTTGCCAGGTGTTAAAGCCGCTATAGAAACTTTTTTTAAAGAAAAAAACATTGATTTCGAAGTAACTCAAGTTACAAATCAATTAGGTGTTTTGAAAAAAAATAATAAATTGACTCAATTTTTACCTAAAATTAATATAAAAAAGACAACACTTGTAACAGGATTATGGGATATTGGTAGAGGGGATCTTAATGAAGGTTGGTCAAGATCATTTCAACATTACCTGAATAAATTTGAAGAACTCTTAAAAGTAGATACCAATCTAATAATTTTTGGTGACAAAGAACTTGAGAAGTTTGTGTTTGATAGAAGGAGTTCAGAAAATACCCAATTTATTTTAAGAGATTTAAGTTGGTTCAAAAATAATGAATATTATGAACTAATACAAAATATTAGAAAAAACCCAAATTGGTATTCACAATCAGGATGGTTACCAGATTCAACTCAAGCAAAACTTGAGATGTATAACCCATTGGTTATGTCAAAAATGTTCTTGTTAAATGATGCAAAAATTGTTGACAGATTTAACTCAGAAAAATTATTTTGGATTGATGCAGGTCTTACAAATACCGTTCATTATGGTTATTTTACACACGATAAAGTATTAGATAAAATAAATCAAAAATTTGATAAGTTCAACTTTATATGTTTCCCATACGATGGAAAGGTAGAAATACACGGATTTGAATATAAAAAGATGTGTGAATATTCAAATAGTGAAGTTAGTATGGTTGCAAGAGCGGGATTTTTTGGTGGTGATAAAGAATATATCTCAGAAATAAATTCTTTGTATTACCACTTATTAATGACTTCCCTTAAAGAAGGATTGATGGGAACAGAAGAATCTTTGTTTACAATTTTAACTTATAAACATCCTGATTTAATAAACTATTATGAAATAGAAAATAATGGTATTAAATAACTCAACAGATAGATCAACAGATCAAGGATATAAAGAACTGTGTGATAAATATGATTTTACAATTATAGATCCTGGTTCAAATTTAGGCATTTGTGGTGGCAGACAATACATTGCAGAACACTTTGATAGAACAGATTCTGACTTTATGTTTTTCTTTGAAGATGATATGTTCTTTTATCCAAAAAAAGGTGAAGTATGTAAAAATGGTTTTAATAGGTATGTAGACAATTTATATTCCAAAAGTTTAAAAATTATTCAAAAAGAAAATTTTGATTTTCTAAAACTTAATTTTACTGAGTTTTTTGGTGACAATTCAGTCCAGTGGTCTTGGTATAATACTCCACAATCAGTAAGAGAACAACTTTGGCCAGCTTATTCAAAGCTTCCTCAACAAGGGTTAGATCCAAATGCTCCAAAAGCCAAATACAGTTCAGTTAGATCTTTAGAAGGAGTTCCTTATGTAACAGGAGAAGTATATTATTGTAATTGGCCACAAATTGTTTCAAAAGAGGGTAACAAAAAAATGTTTTTAGATACAAAATGGGCTCACCCATTTGAACAAACCTGGATGAGTTATATGTATCAAGAGACTGTTAAAGGAAATATAAAGCCTGGTCTCCTTTTGATGACCCCAACTGAACATAATAGATTTGATCATTATTCTAGAGAATTGAGAAAAGAGAGTTAAAATCTTTTCTTATTATTTAACTTTTTTGGTATTTATAAAGGATGGAATTCTTTATAAAACAAAATACCACCTTACCTCTTTTAAAAATGCAAATTGTAAAGGATGGTAAAACCGATTATAGACACATATGTGACATTATTGAAAGGTCATCCATTTATTTTTCTATGGTTGATGACGCAACCGGTATTCCAAAAATAATTTCAGCAGGTGCTGGTTTTGTTAACAAGGTATTTATTGAACCAAATTCTTTACCTGAATATTATTTGTATTATAGATTTACAAAAAATGATACAAATAGATCAGGAAGATATAGGGGTGAATTTACACTTTTGAGTGATGAGGGGACTTTGGTTGTTCCATTATCTGACATTCTATACATTAACATTCCTGAAAATTTGGTTTCTGATGAATCTGATGATAATTGTGGTGAACCAGGATTTCCTTGTTGTGATGATGATGAACCATTATCATATAGCTTCGAACTTAATATAATAGTTTCTTCGGGTTCTATTATTGTAGATTCTGAAATAATATCAGATAAACCACTCATAACCGATGCTACCGCAACTTTTGATACATTTTTATTAACGACTGAGGGAGACCCAATACAAGTCCCAACAGAAGTGACTATTAAACAGGGTGAAAAGATCGGATCAGTTCAATACACAATAAATGGTGATTACAATAATTTAAATGGATCGATTTCAATTGCCAATATGAATATAGTATTTCTTGATAGATCTATCGATTATTCAACAGATGAAAATAGTCCTAAATTCGAACAATATATCAGTGATGCAATAATAACGGAAGTTAAGAATGAATATATACAAGTTGGTTTGAATATATATTTATCATATATCGATTCACCAAATTAAACAAAACCTATAAGATGCTAACAGGAAAAACAATCAACCAATTATCACCAATAGATCAGGTTTATTCAGATCTAAATTTACCATCAGAATATGATGGTTATACATATAAAGTATCATTCGATCAACTTAGAAAGTCAATTTCTGATTATATTACAGGAGTTACTCCTTCTGCAACGGCAACCATACCTGTAACCCCAACCCCTTCTAATACCCCTTGTTTTAGTAAATGTAGACAATACAATATTATAAATTCAGGCCCAAATCAAGCTATTGTTCAATACTTACTATTAAGAGATTGTTGTAACCAAAATATTATCGGATATCTTTCTCCTTCGTTAGTATCTCAAAATCAACTCTCCCAAGGAGTTTACTACATTAGTAATTTATCAGACATAACAGGGTCAACAATATCAGGCGGATGTTATTCACTAGAATTTGGAAACACAACAGGTATATTACAATATAGTGGATATTCAAATGTAAGTTCTTTTATTGATTGTCAAACTTGTCTAAATTTAACAGGAAATTATTTAGATTGTTCTTCTTGTCCAACGGGATATACTTGGTCTCCTTATACAGGAACCACTTGTATATCGATAGATATAACAGGATCAACACAACCTACAGGAACTCAACTTCCGATATTGGCAATATGGGATGATTTTACAGATATAAACACATCTCTTTTTTGTGGCCACATTCAACCTTGGAATAGTTGGGGATCGATTTTATTTGACACAGGTTATGATATAAATGGTAACGGTAGTTATCAACCTATATATGACGGTGGGACTGGATTGTGGAACTCAGTTATTGCGACTAATTATGTCGGTGGAACTATGTATTTAATTAGCCCATTACAAAGATCTGGGGTTTGGGCCTCATTATCTAATCCACCATATTTCCAATCCCCCAATAATTGGAGTTATTTTGATTCAACGAACGCCACTGCTCGTTGGTTTGGTATTGTTGATACTATAGAATCTACAGGTCAAACTTTTTATGTTGGGATTTGCGGTCCAACATATTGTTTGAGATTAAATGGAAATACCATACTTCAAACTGATTTTACATCAGGATTTACCACATCTACAGGTGTGACATGGGATACTAATGTTGAAAGTATAGAAAATAGTAACCAATGGACTTGGAAAATTTACCCTGTTTATTTTCCTGCTGGACTAAATACAATTGAATTGTTAACCACCAATATGTCAGGTCTTATTCCAAGACCTGTGTTTGGTTGTGAAATATATGATAATAGTTATCAAGAAATTTTTTCCGCAACTCAAATTTCAAATCTAAACATAATTTATTCAACTATAAATAGGGCTATAAGAATTGCCGACTATCCAAACAGTTCAATAACTCAAGTACCACCAATTAACTGTTTTGACACAACTTATCCAATTTGTTTCAATTCGGAATACGATAACACTTCCACATTAGTTAACATTGACATTCATTATTGGGATTGTAACGCTGATTATGAATTTAATTTATGGGAGTATTACCAAAGTGGATCCTCATTTACCATAAGTGGTGGAACAAGTGGGTCAACACCCCAAATGTTAGTTTATTTACCATATTATATGACAAATGCGGTTTCGTATTCTTATGGTGTTCCAAATATATTTACTTTGAATCCACCAGACACTGGTTTTACCAATTTTAATACATATCACGGATTTGGTTGTCCATCAGGATATTACTATGATAGATTAAATGATATTTGTGTGAGAATATCATATTGTGAAGGACAACAATCAACCGGAACAACATGCGTTACACCAACACCGACACCGACACCATTACCACCGACACCGACACCAACTTCATATAGTGGAGTTTGTTCCATCGTTGTATCAAGTAATTGTGGTGTAACAACAGCAACAACTCAATCATATATTAATGGATATCCTTCGTATTCTTTTTCATTCCCATATAATCCACAAACAAATTGGGTTCAGAACATATATTGGACAATAGAATGGGATGGAATTAAGTGGATTGTAATTGAGCACTGGAATAATACAACCACAACAGCTTCAGTTTTACTTGGTAATAATTTATTACCGATAGGGTCTACAACTCAGTGGGTTGGTAATATTTTTTCGAATACTAGCGTGTGTGTATTGGATTATAATAACTTCTTTACCTATGGGTTATATAATAATTGTCCAACTCCTACCCCATCAACAACTCCACCTGTAACTCCAACTCCGACATCTTGTTTCGGTTGTAGAGAGTGGTATTACAACAATCAAAATGCATTCAATGTTACACTATATTATTCAGATTGTTATAGTGGTCAACAATCAACCATACTCTCAGGGTTTACAACAGGATATACAGAATGTATTTTAAACAATCCTTGGCACAATCCATTACCACCGAATAGTTCTCTAACACTATTACCAATTGGTAATTGTTGTTCTGTAAGTCCAACCCCCACACCAACACCAACGGTAACCCCAACGGAAACAAATAAAGGATAAAAACTGATATGGAATTCTACATAAAAAAAGGTGCAACACTACCTACTTTAAAATATCAAGTTGTAAAAGATGGTAGAAGTGATTATCATAGGTTTTATAACTATGTGACTGGTGACACTTTGTTTTTTTCTATGGTTGACTCAACAACAAAAATTCCAAAAATTATAACAAGAAAAGGAAAGTTTGTTAAGTCGGAAGTAGATGATGAATATTATGCAACTTATAGATTCAGAAATTTTGATACAAATAAAGCGGGAAGATTCGAAGGACAGTTTTTAATTAAAACTGATGAGGGAACAATAGGGTTAGATCTTAAAGAAAAAATCTTTATCAATGTCGTTGAAACCATAATACCTGATCAATTTGATGGTAATGGTGGTGGATGTTATACAACTGACAACCCTTGTTGTCCTGTTCCATCATTTACACCAAGTAATACCCCTTCGGTAACACCAACTCCAAGTATCACACCAACTCCAACATTAACTCCGACCCCAACAACACCATAATAAATGCCATATCAAAATATAAATCAATATAATTTTCCAAAATGGTATCTTCGTGAGGCATATGATCTGATGGATTTCAGTCTTGCATCAGATGAGGTTGATTATCTACAGGAAGTTGTTTTTTCACCATATTTAATTGGTCTTACAGATGGTAATAGATTACCAATATATTTTGATTTAAATAATTCAAACTCTTCTTTAAAACTAAATTTAACTTACAAAAATTATAACACAGGTAATACAATAGTTTCTTTAAACTATTATAATCCTGATAATTTGGATTTAAATTGTTTTTCATCATACACATTATGTGATATAGGACTAACGGGAACCGACAATGGTTTGGTTGATCAAATGACAGGAGAAACAATTTATATAACGCAAGGATTATTTCCAAGTAATTTAAAGTTTGATAGATACCATTTTGATAGGAGATTCAAAATGTGGCAAGTTACAGGTTATACCCAATCTCCAAATCATTTATTTTCAGGAATTTCCGCAAACACATTATATGAAATAATATCTCATTCAGGTGGAAGCGAAGGATATTATAATGAATTATATGGTGGATTCTATCAAGGATTCTTCAAGTTATATGGTTATGATTACGAAACTTTCCCACAAAGAACCAATAAGGGTTGGTCTGTAGAAATGTTATTAAGACCAAGAAAATTTGATATATATTCCGCATCGACAGGTGAAACATATTTGAACGAAATTTATCCAAATAACAAAGATATATTCTTTTATTTTGGAACAAGAGCGGAAAATAAGTATTATCATTATCCTTCAGGTGTTACCGAATCCTTATCAGGATGTTTAAAAACTTGTGCTTGTTCTGATACTGGTGTAACTAATTCAAGATGTATTGAGGTTTATCCATCAACAGCGTCTACCGTAACAACTGAATATAATCCCTGTTGTAGTTGTGACAATATTACAACTTTAAATATTCCCGAAAAAGATCCAAAATTAGATACCATATCAAACGCTCTCGCATTTAGATTATGTGGAGATAATCCCGAAAGTCCCAATATTGGTGTTAGGGTTTTATATTTCACAGGTGGGTGTGAAACAACCGGAAGTTGTTCAGATACAGGGATAACTTATACAACAGGATATACCGTTGTTGAGTATTGTTCCACAAGGGGGATCTATGATGATTGTCTTGATACCGCGTTTGTTAATGGAGAAAGATGGTTACAGGTCGACGCTGTGTGGGAAAGATACAAGTATTTGGATGATTGTGATTTGTTTTATAGAGGAGGACTATCCTCAATACAAAAAACAGAATATTTAGATAGTTTATCGAACGAGTCTGTTCTATTAATTGAACCTCCAATCACTCATACAGGTGAAGAACCCGAAACTATTATAACAACACATTTAACTGAAAAGTATCTATATGATAGAGATTTTAGATTAGGACAATTAAAGATTTATGTTAATGGCCGAATATTTTTTATAATTAATGATTTTGAAGAAATAATTCCAAGAGGATTAGATACGGAAAAAGAAAAACAAATTGGTGTTCCGTTTAATATTTCTTGGGGAGGAGGGACTCAAGGACTTCACGAAAATTTGGTATTTTCTGCGTGTCCCGAGTCACTGATTAATGAATACATCCAAGATCCACAATTATTCCCAAATAATATTCTAAGTTCAACAACTTATTCTTCAATAACAACTAACATACTTTTAGAACAAAATTTTGGTGGAACATTCGATGGTGGTATATCACAATTTAGAATGTATACATTACCATTAACAGCATCTGAGGTTAAACATAATTTTAAGTTATTAAAAAATACTTTTATGATGTTTGATCCTGATTGTCCTGTTTGTTATACACAATGTGACAATGATTTTGAGGTGGTGGTATTTGAAACCACACCAACCCCTACACCATCAATTACTCCGACAAATACTACCACACCAACACCAACCCCAACACCAACCCCAACAATCACGCCTAGTTCAGGTTTACCCCCTGAACCAATAATAGAAATAGAAAGCGGTGATGTGTTATTGGATGAGTCAGGCGATATTTTAACTGGCGAATTAGGCCCTTAATATAAAATAAAAAATATTTCATACAAAAAAATATCCGAATTACCAGAATTCAGTGGATCTACATACCAAACTTGGTTATTAATAAATAACTCAGGAGAAACCGAGACTTTTAAAATCCAAAAGGAAGATTTTATTTCAGGATTATCAAACAACATTGAGGTTACTTATTCAGAACTTGTTGATAAAATCACTGGTGAAACCTTAAACATTGGAGGTTATTACATCATAACTGATTTTAAAACTTGTTATGATCAACCTGATTATGATTATAATCAAAACGCAATAACTTCAGGCATCTATAAAGATGATACAACAATACAACCAATAATTGTTTTTGCAACAAGTTCAAACACAATTAGTGATGTTGCATATCAACCATCATATCCTAATGACAGAATTAGATACGATTGGACTTTTAGTGCGACTGAAAGAACTAGTGGGGTTTCTTATGGTAGAATTAGTGAAAGAATTGATGAATTTAGTAATAGAACGGATTATGACCACAGAACAATTTTATTCAAAAGATATAGATATTATGAAATTTCATTAAACGATCCATATCAAGGAACTGTAGAGGTTATTAGTATTTCAGGAACAGTAATGACAGTTTCTGGCACAGGAACCAATTTCTTGAGTAGTGTTTCTGTCGGTAATAAGGTTGGTTTTGAACCAAATAACGATGATTATAGGGTTTACGAAGTAATAAGTGTTGATAGTGATTCAGGAATGACTATCACAGGATTAACAACCGTCAATTTAATCCCAAATACTAAAATGTATTCTGCAGATTGGGATGAATATAGTAGTTATTATCAAAACAATGTGGACGACCCGTCTGTGTTTGAAGAGTATTATACTTTTCAGGGTACTGATAATTTTAACAACTATATTGGTAATCATGCTAACTTATATGATTGGGAGGAGAATGATTTTCTTTTAGCCAATAATGTTTTTCATACTAGATTTATAGGTAATAAATTTGGTGATAGTTGTTATAACAACACATTTTTTGATGATTGTCATGATAATAACATTGGAAACCATTTTTATAACAACATCACCGATGATGACTTTGATGGTAATGTCATTGGAAATTATTTTTACAATAATAGAATTACCTCAAATTTCCAATATAATAGAATTGGTGAAAACTTTTATAACAACTATATAGTTCAAAATAGTTTTTACAGAAATAATATTATGAATGATTTCCGAGACAATGAAATAAGTGGTGGAGATTTTCAAAATAATGAAATTGGTAATCAGTTCAATAATAATAAAATTAAAGAACAATTTTATAAAAACGATATTGGTAACGGATTTTATCAAAATAAAATTTATTGGGGGGCTTATGGTAATTTAATTGGTAACGGGTTTAATCAAAATGACATTTATTGTCAATTTTATGATAATGTTATTGGTGAATATTTTTACAATAACACATTAGGTGATATATTAAACCCATCAAGTAGAGAATTTTATGAAAACAGAATAAGTGTTAGATTTGAATCCAATACAATTACTGATAATTTTTATAGAAATGAAATCGGAGTTGGTTTTTATAGTAATGAGATAAGCGGATCAACATATACCAATAGAATCGGTGAACAATTTGAGAATAATACAATATATGGTGACTTTTATGACAACCAAATATTCAATGAATTTAAGGGTAATATAACATATGGAGACTTTAATACTAATAAAGTAGATTGGGGATTTACTGCAAATGAAATTAGTGGGTCTTGTTTTGATAACGCATTCGGGCCTTATATTATTAGTAATGACTTTTTGGGTTCTGTTTTTGGAAATACATTTGTAGGTGGTGTTGTTGGAAATACTATTGGTGATGATTTTGCCACTAACAATATCGGTATTAATTTTATTAATAACACAATAGGCGAAGGTTTTGGATATGGAGGTTCAACACCACAAGGTAATATCATAGGTAATGGTTTTATTGATAATATGATAGGTGAGTATTTCTATAACAACTCTATTCCAGATAATTTTGATAATAATATCATAGGAAATTATTTCCAGTGGAATGTCATTAACACAAATGTTAATACGGTTGATTTTACAACTTACTATGGAGTTATTCAAGCAGTCACATATGTCTCAACAGGGACTGGTGCAACTGATAATACATATACCGCATTAACAGGTACTACAACCGGCACTGGCGTTAACGCATCTTTTGATATTGTAGTTTCAGGAGGAACTGTTACTGGTGTTACTATAAACACTTATGGTAAATTATATCAAACAGGTGATACGATAACAATACTTGGAACACAAATAGGAGGTATCGACCCTGATGATAATATCGTATTTACTGTTACGGAAGTTACCGAAACTCCACCAGTATATGAACCCTTTACCTGTTATATTTTTGAAAGACAGGGTGGAGTTAAAAGGTTGTCATATTATGATGCTTCAGATGTCTTACAAATTAGTACTTTAAATAACAATTAAAAAATTTAAAAAATGAGAATCTGTATATTATGTGAAGAAAGCAAAGTTCTTCAAGCAAGAGAAAAAATGAAAAATGATAATATCTTAAAAATAGATTTATCACCAACAGGAGAATTACCTGCAACTTAATTGAGGCAATGAACCCAAAGGAATTTTTGGCAAAACACAATTTGAAAAAGATTGGAAAATACGGAAACCTATAAGATAAAAAAAAAGTTTATCTCAAAAGATGAAGTAAACCAAATAGTAAATTGGATTGATTCTGTTAATCATAGTGGTAATGATAGTAATCATCACCTAACAGAATTATCCAAGACACTTAATGGTAAATCTTATATGTTTGATATTTCCAACACTCCGCTAACTAATTACATAACAAAGTTCCAATCAATATCTGACGTATCAAAAGAATCATTACCCGACTTCATTGACAATATAATAGAAAGAATATCTAAAGAATTAAATTTAAAAAAGGATAATGTTTATCTTCAGGCGGTTGATATGAATAAAGGGGGAAAAATAGATCCCCATTATGATGCGTCAATTGATGGATATGTTAATTACAAATGTAACATAAGTGTATTATCGGAAGATTATGAATTATTTTTAGATAAAGAGTCAATTAAAATTCAAGAAACTGATTTATATGGATTCGAGGCTTCATTATATAAACATTGGACAAATGAATTTAATTCAAGAAGAGTATTTTTAAGTTTTGGGTTTATATTACCTTATGAGATTTTAAATAGAACTAAAAATGACCCAAGAGTTAGACTAAGTAAAAGAATTGAAAAATATTTTCAAAATTAAAATACATAAAAATAATTTGATTTTTAGATAAAGTTTCTATATTTTTCTGATAAAAAGATATGGAAAACAAGTTTGTAACACAAGAAGAAATGGACGAAATAAAGTCCGTTCAAAAGGATTATGAAAAGGTCTCTAAAGATTTGGGTGGTATTGAACTCCACAAAATTGCTTTGGAAGAACAAAAACAAGGATTAATTAATTTCATCAACCAAATTAGAGAAAAAGAAATGGATTTGGGTAAAAGATTGAATGAAAAGTATGGTGAAGTTTCTATTAATCCTTTAACAGGCGAAATAATTCCCGCAGATGTTAAAAAATAAGTATTCTATCTTTCATTTGGAGGGTGGTTTGGGTAAGCACATTGCCGCGACTGCGGTTGCTCGATGTATAAAAAACACTCATCCTGATCGAGAACTAATTATTGTTTGTGCATATCCAGAAATTTTTATTAATTTGGATTTTGTTCATAGGGTATTTAGAATTGGGACAACACCTTATTTTTATCAAGACTATGTTCTTGATAGGGATAGTTTGTTGTTTAAACACGAACCTTATTTTACAACAGAACATATACATAAACAATTGTCATTGATTGAAAACTGGTGTAAACTTTATAACTTAAATTATAATGGTGAAAAACCTGAGTTGGTTTTTAATTTCAGACAAAAACAAAGAAAGTAGATTTCCTTATTCTTGGAGTCGTGATATGCCTCCTTATGTTGTTGAGGGATTGATCAATCATTATAAAAATGATTATCATATTCTGCATGTTTGTAATGATCAGGCTTTTACTTATGATGGTTCTGAACCAGTAAAAGAACAAATGTTAAATATGGAAATATTATCAATTCTACTCTCTTCAAATAAAAGGGTGTTAATTGATTCCTGCTTACAACACGCATCCGCAGCCTTAGGTCTTAAGTCTACGGTTCTTTGGGTTGGAACAGACCCCAAAGTATTCGGTTATGATCTTCACGATAATATTAAATGTAAGGATTTGGGAGATTTCAAATTACCTGATAGTTACCTATTTAATTTCTCATTCAATGGAGAGTTATATGAATGTCCTTCAATTGATGGAGATCTTTTTGATTTAGATAGAATTATAGATAGTATAGACCACAATGGTTAAGAAAGTTTTTTTCCAAAGTTCATTACCAAGAGCGGGATCGACCCTTCTTCAAAATATCTTGGGACATGACCCAAGATTTTATGTTACACCAACATCTGGTGTTCTTGAGTTATTATATGGTGCAAGAGGTAACTTCACCAATTCCCCCGAATTCAAAGCACAAGATCAAGAACTAATGAAAGAAGCTTTTGCTAGTTTTTGTCGAGAAGGAATGTTAGGTTATTTTAATTCACTAACAGATAAACCCTATGTGGTTGACAAAAGTCGTGGTTGGGGAGTTCATTACAATTTTTTAAACTATTTTTATTCAGACCCAAAAATTGTTTGTTTGGTTAGAGATCTAAGATCGATTTATTCTTCGATGGAAAAGAAATTCAGAGAAAACCAACATCTTGACAATACAATAGTTGATCACTCTCAAATGAAAGGAACCACAACAGAAAAAAGAATAGATATTTGGGCAAACTCCCAACCAATCGGATTGGCAATAGAAAGACTTTACCAAGTTTTCAAAGAAAGAAATAATGATAAAATTTTATTTGTGAGGTATGAAGATTTAATAAGTGATTCACAAAATCAAATGAATAGAATTTATAATCATTTTGGAATAGATAGTTACACTCACAATTTTGAAAATATAACACAAATTACAAAAGAAGATGATTCTGTATATGGAATATACGGAGATCATAAAATTAAAAATAAAATTGAGGTGTTAGAAGATGATTCCGAATTAATTCTTGGAAAGAATGTTTGTGATTGGATAAAAAACAATTACAGATGGTATTATGAAATTTTTCAATACCAATAACTTAATTGACATTAACCAATAAGATTTTTATATTTATTTATTAGTTAAGGTAAATGTCGACAAACGCTCGGCAGCTAATACACCAAATTTAAAATATAATGATACCACAAGAAGAAATTAAATCATTTCTCGAGGGAAATGATGATGAAAAGTATATCGTCTCAATTGAGTTCGATTATCAATCCGATCTAATTTACAAAATCAAAGAAATACCAGGTCAAGGTAAAGTTATTCAATCCGACAACTTTATTCCTTTTGCTTGGGTTGGAGATCTCAGACAATTTAATTTTTATGGGTCCTCAAAAGCGTTACAAAAACAAAACATAACAAAATACGGAATCGTGATTGAAAAGTTGCGAACCGATGATAATGAAAGACTTGAGAATGGACTTAACTATATGGTTAAGTCCCTCAAGGGTTATCGATCACTTATTCAATTTTTTAGAGATGGTGGTCTTGATCCTTATGGTGAGGGAACAAGAGACAGTGTTTTGATTCTCCCTCCAGTTGAACAGTATCTTATCCAAAAAGAAAAAAGGCTTTTCAAAGGATATGATGAATACAATGATATTACTCGATTTGTATTTGACTTAGAGACCACTTCATTAGAACCAAAGGATGGAACAATCTTCCTAATCGGTATGAAGACCAACAAGGGGTTTATGAAGGTCATACGCTGCACCAATGAAGAAGAAGAGAGACAAGGTATCATAGAATTTTTCAGGACAATAGATGAACTTAAACCATCAATTATTTGTGGACACAATGTATTCAACTTTGACTTCCATTGGATATTTGAAAGGTCAAGAATATTAGGTTTGGATATTAAAAAAGTGTGTCGAGCTTTAAATCCAAATCACACAATTAAACAATCTGAAAGTTTATTGAAACTTGCAAATGAAGTTGAGAAATTTATACAAACTTCCATTTGGGGTTACAATATTATCGACACTTTACACTCTGTTAGAAGGGCTCAAGCGATTAACTCAAATATTAAATCTGCGGGTCTTAAATATATTACCCAATATATCGAGGCTGAAGCTCCTGATCGTGTATATATCGAACACGATAGTATTGGTGATCTATATGATAAAAATGAAGACTATTGGTTAAACATTAAGAATGGAAAATACAAAAAAGCTGACGATCCAAAACTTGAAGACTTGGATAAAAAATTTCCTGACACATATATCAAAATTACTGGACTACAGGTAGTTGAAAGGTATCTTGAGGATGACTTGGACGAAACACTAATTGTGGATGAAGAATTCAATCAAGGATCATTTCTTCTTGCATCTTTGATTCCCACAACATAACAAAGGGTATCTACTATGGGAACTGCAACTCTTTGGGAAATGCAAATGAGAGCTTGGAGTTATAAACATAAGTTGGCAATACCCGCAAAACAGAGCAAGGCTGAGTTTGTAGGGGGACTTTCTCGATTACTCAAAGTTGGGTACTCTAAGAATGTATTGAAGCTTGACTACTCTTCTCTTTATCCATCTATTCAACTTGTTCACGATGTATTTCCTGATTGTGATATTACAGGGGCAATGAAAGGAATGTTATCATATTTCAGAACTTCAAGGATTTTATATAAAAACTTGGCGAGCGAATTTGAGAAGTCAGATCCAAAAAAATCTAAATCATACGATCGTAAACAGTTACCCATTAAGATTTTCATCAATTCTATGTTTGGTGCGTTGTCTGCGCCTCAAGTTTTTCATTGGGGTGATATGGATAAGGGTGAACAGATTACAACAACGGGTCGACAATACCTTAGGATGATGATCAAATTTTTTATGAAAAAAGGGTATACTGCGTTGGTAATGGATACTGATGGGGTCAATTTTAGTTGTCCTGCGGATGCTGAGGATCGTGAATATATTGGTAAAGGATTGAATTGGAAAGTTAAAGTCGGAAAAGTCTATAAAGGTTGTGAAGCGGATGTTGCAGAATTTAATGACATTTTTATGAGAGGAGAAATGGCTCTTGATACTGACGGAACTTGGCCAGCGTGTATAAACCTTGCTCGTAAGAACTATGCGGTAATGGACGCAAAAGGTAAAATTAAACTTACTGGTAATACAATTAAGTCCAAGAAAATGCCTCTTTATATTGAGGTGTTTTTAGATGAGGCGATCAAAATGTTATTAGAAGGAAAAGGTCAGGAGTTTATAGAATATTATTATGAGTATGTAACCAAAATATTTGAAAAAAGAATTCCACTTCTTCAAATCGCTTCCCGAGCTAAGGTTAAGTTAACAATAGATGATTATATCAAAAGGAGCAAACAAACAACAAAGGCGGGAAATTTGATGTCTCGTCAAGCACATATGGAACTTGCAATAAAAGAATCTATGTCCGTAAATCTTGGTGATGTAATTTACTATGTGAATAATGGAACAAAAGCTTCTCACGGAGATGTTCAGAAAAAGGGGGATCAAGTAATTTTAAATTGTTATAGAATAGATGACAAGGAGTTGGGTAGTAATCCTGATATGACTGGTGAATATAATGTCCCCCGAGCAATATCAACATTCAATAAAAGAATTGAGCCCTTATTAGTTGTGTTTGGTGAAGAGGTTAGAAAAGGTTTGTTGGTCACAGATCCTTCTAAAAGAGAATTCTATACAAAAGGACAATCTGAACTTATAAATGGTGTCCCATTTGAAGATGGTGATCAAGATAAATTAGATGATGTTTTGAATCTATCTGATGATGAAGTTAAATATTGGGAAAGAGTTAATATGAACCCCGAATATATGTATGAATTGGCAAATGAGGGTTGGGTAGAATATGTTTAATGCATCTTAATTCCATCACTACTTACAATATACCAAGTATCAAAAGCATATATAAGTTCTATTGCAGATCCACTATGTAATTCTATTTCATCAAAATCTTCATCTATTTTACCATTGTCAGGGATAATCAAAACGGTAGTCATAGCCTTTATGGTTATGTGTTCTGAATGAAACGAACTTAGTTTTACTTTGCAATGTTCGATGTTTTTGATAACCAAAAAACTTTCACAACCAGTTTCATATATGGGGTCTGAAATTGTTACTTGTTCAGAACATTTGATTGTGTTTCCCCTAAATGATTTTAAAATGGGTAAACTTTTTATTATTGACATATTAAATTACATAAATTTGGCGAGGTAGTGCTCTAAATTTAAGTGCTTTATTTAAATTTTCAGCAATTAATGCCTCTTTTTCCATTTGTTTTTCAGGTCTCATCCTTTCGAGTCTTAATTTGAGCTCTTCTTCCAATTTGGATTTTTCATCTTTAGCTTCTGTTGCTAAACTTTGATAGTCCATTGTAAGTTCACTATCGGGAGTTTTCAAATTACCTGAGTATTTTCCCCTTACTCTTGATAAGGTTTCTTTAACATACGCAATAAAATATCTACGAACCCATTGTTGTGCAGGATTATTAAGTTCATCCCAAGTTATAGAGTCCAAAGGAACATCTGATGGTAGTTTAATGATGTCAGGATTGGCCTTTAGACATTTATCACGATCTTCAGGACCAACATCATAATACCAATACCATACTTTTCCTTTCATTAAATTTGAATTACCAAAGTCAAATTTACCTCCTGGTACATTCATCAAGTGTAAAGCTTTCTTTCCATCAGGAAGTGCGGTAACTCTGTAAGTTAAATCACCGGCAATGATTCTTCTCTGAATATTAACTTCTTGAAGTCTCAATAACATATCAAATGCTGGCATCAGGGTGTAACTACCAGTGTATCCCATTTGAGCGAATCCACCAGGTCCACCTAATCCCGCGCCACCAAATCCTCCAAAAGTCCAAGGATCCCATAACATATTGTTAAGTTCAGGCGCGGTATACCACATTATTTCATTAATTTCCCTGTTTGCGGGTATTTCGTAGATTTGTTGGCCTTTTACAAGTTCAATATAATCTTTATTTAAAACCCAATCCCCACCAGCTTGTAAACCAACAATTTTGGAATAAGCGTATGTGTATCTTGTTTGGTAATCTAAACTTCTTGTTGTAAATGCTCTTGTTAAAGATTGGGTGTCCAAATTTAAATCATACAATGATGTCCATTGTGATTCAATCAACCAATCTTGTACATATTGAGAATAGTCACCAATAGCAAAATCCAAAAGAGAGTCCATCATTTCATCCTCAATTTCAATACCTCTTAGAGGCGCTCCCAATAAGTGTCTTATTTTTGTATATAGTTTGGATCTACCGGGTTCTGAGATTACTGACATTAGATTTGTTTATCTATAAATATATTGATAAATCAAATCATTGAGTTAATCTTGGACATTATTTCCTCAACAATATCACCATTATTTAGGTTATCACCCATAACCTGATTAATAATTTGTTTCTTATGTGATAAGATATCATAAATTGCCCCCTCCACTGTATTCTCAAAAATGGGATAATAAACTAATACATTATTTTTTTGCCCATATCTGTAAGCTCTGTCTTCGGCTTGGGCGTGATCTGAAGGAACAAAAGAAAGATCATTCATAACAATTACCTCACCAGCGGTGAGAGTAATACCAACACCCGCAGCTTTTAGATTTCCAACAAACACTTTAATTTTATCATTATTCTGAAACTCATCAATTGCGTGTTGTCTTGCTATTTCGGAACAACTTCCATCCAAATAAACCGCCTTTTTTCCAAAGTGACTATGAATTCTGTGAAGAGTATCTGTAAAGTTTGTGAACACAATAACTTTCTTATCTTGTTCTAAAATGTTCTCACAAAGTTCTATTGTTGATTCAACTTTCTCATTTGCGATTACTTGTCTAACTTTCATCAGTTTTGAAAATTGAATTGTTAGTGATGATGATTCATCTCTTTTATTTCGATACCAATCAAAGTATTCACCCATTAGTTCTTCATATTCTTTTGACTTAAGTTTTAGATAAACAGGTGTAATGATTTTTTCAGGAAGATCCAAAACATTTTCCTTTAAACGACGAAGTATTTGAAGTGAGGTTCTTTCTCTTAATTCATCTAAGTTTGTTGCACCATTTGTATTCCAAATCTTTTTGTTACCACCAACTCTGAATTGATATCCCCCACAATATCTTATAACATATGCTTGCCAGTTTAGTGACACAGGACTATCAACCAATCTTAATAAATTGTAATAATCAATTGGTCTTGAGGTCATTGGTGTTCCCGTTAAAAGCCAAAGTCTATCAACATTTTTAACAAAGTCGTTTACCAGCTTTGTTCTGATTGCTTGAGAATTTTTGATATAATGACACTCATCCAAAATAACCAAATCAAAATTTGATTTTAAAAGAATAGATTCTTCTTTGTTTTTTGGATCGTGAAAGTTTTTTATAATGTCATAGTTAACAATCACAAAATCAGCATCTTCGTATTTTTTTCCCTCACAAATATAGATAGATCTATCTGTGTAGTTTTGTATTTCTCTAAACCAATTAATTTTGAGTGATGCAGGACAAACGATTAATATCTTTTTTGATTTGGTTTCAATCGATGAGATAATGGTAGAAGTTGTTTTACCCAAACCCATATCATCGGCTAATATAAATTTTTTATTACTTGTTAATTTTTCAATAGCTTCCTTTTGATGAGATAAAGGAGGTCTATGTTCATACTTTATATAATCAATCTCAATAGGTTCGGTTCTATTACTTTTAATAATTGCGGATTTTGGAACCCACATATCTTGAATTGTATCTCCACTAAAAAACTTTCCCCATATGTGATACGATGTGTCTTTTTCAACTAAGATCTTTTCTACCCATAATTGTTTTGGTATTGACACTAACAATTTTTCGTCAGCAAACTTCTTAGAAAAATAGAAATCTAAATCAACCCATTTTTTGGCAACCTTTGGGTTTGTGGTATGGTAATTTAAAATGTAATCGGATTGAGCGCGAGTAGGATAGAACTTCTTATTTGTTTTTAAGTTGTTCTGTAGTTTTAAAAGATAGTTATTAGATCCTTCGTAATTGGATAAAATATCTAAAGCTTTTTGTTCTATCGTTTTGATGGTATTTTCCACAATAATCATAAAAATAGTAAATTTAAACTATTTATCAATATGAACAAAAAGGTTCCAATTACCAGATTAGGTAAGTTCTTTGATGGCCAAGATTATAATTTGGACATCGATATGGGTGAAGAGTGGTTACTTGGTGATATGAATTTCACTTTGGTTCTTTATAGAGTTGATAGACTAAGAACCAAGATCGATGATGTATATGGTGAGGTTTTACCCGATGGTGTAAAGTTTCACCCACCAATAGAATTTAAAGCTTATGTTTTGGTTAATGCCCCTGAAAACAGATATATCGGAACATCTCAAGTGGTTCAAACAGAACCAGGAAATATGAGATTTTCGGTATATACTAAACACCTTGATGAGTTAGGAATAGAAATTGGGTTAGGTGATTATATTGGATACTATGAAACAGAAGATACTGTTAGATATTATTCAGTAGTAAATGATGGTAGAATTGTTTCAGATAATAAACATACATATGCAGGATTCAAACCTTTTTATAAAACATATATTGCAAGTCCTGTTAATAATAATGAATTCAAAGGAATATAATGATATTTGGTAAAAAAATAAAAAAGCACATTCCTCTTGAACCTCAGAGTATTCTGTTGGAAAGAAGAAGACAACTTTTAGAAAAAATCAATCAAGATGGAACTTATTTACCCAAGTCGGTTTTACACGCGGATTTGGATCGTGGATTTTTGGATTTTACAAAAGATCAACTCAAAACTACTGTCGCAGGTAAAACAATACCTATGATTGACATTTTGATTACAACACAGAATTGGGCTCAGTTTACTGAAACTTGGAACATACACGACTTGGATGATAATGTGTCATTGCCATTTATTACTGTAATTCGTCAACCTGAAGTTAAATTTGGAACCAATCCTGCTCTTATGTATAACATTCCAAATAGAAAACAATATTTTTATGCGTCGGTCCCAACTTGGGATGGTAATAGAAAAGGTATGGATGTATATACAATACCCCAACCAGTTCCTGTTGATATCACATACCAAGTTAAGATTGTTTGTAATAGGATGAGAGAAATAAACGAGTTCAACAAAATTGTTTTGGAAAAATTTTCATCAAGACAATCTTATCAAATCATTAAAGGTCATTACATACCAATTGTTATGAATGATATAAGTGATGAATCTGTAAAGGAGGTAGAAAAAAGAAAGTATTATATACAGACATATTCTTTTACATTATTAGGATTTCTAATAGATGAAAATGAATTTGAGGTTAATCCTGCAGTTACTCGAGTTTTACATATGGTAGAGACAAATAAGAAAATCAAAAAAAATATACCAACTAACAAAGAAATTAATAAAACAGAATTAGATGTAAAATTTTTGAATGGTAATACCTCATTGAGTGATGTTTTTGATTATAGAGTAGATCTTAGTTTATTAGATTCCGTAAATGTGATCACCTATGATGTTTTTATAAATGGGGATTTTTTTGGTACAGATGTGGACTTGATTCAGATAAATACAAATGATAATATTACTTTTAATATTACAAAGTTGAATGTTATGGAAGACTCCAACATTAGATTCAAAACAATAATAGTTTAATTATTCACCATATATATCTTTATTTTGTTTACAATTTTCAATTATTAATTTTTCAACAAATTTATAAATTTTTAATCCTTTTTTTTCACAATAAGATTTTAAAATTTCGTGTGTTTTACTACTGATTTTTAGATTTTTAATGTCTTTCATACTTTTAGATAATTTAGGTAGAATTTATTATCCTAATTCATAAATACTTTTCATAATGTAAAGTATTTTGACATTTATTTGAATATTTATTTGTAAAATAAACAAAAAAAATATAAAAAATAATGGCAACATCTAGTAAAGTATTTGTGTCGCCTGGTGTGTACACCTCAGAAAGAGAATTGAGCTTCGTGGCTCAAAGTGTGGGTGTGACAACATTAGGTATTGTGGGTGAAACTCTGAAGGGGCCTGCATTCGAACCTATCTTCATAACTAACTATGATGAATTCAGAACATATTTCGGTGATACAAAATCCGAAAGATTTGTTAATACCCAAATCCCAAAATATGAATCTGCTTACATCGCTAAATCCTACCTACAACAATCTAACCAATTGTTTGTAACAAGAATTCTGGGTCTATCGGGTTACGATGCGGGCCCATCTTGGTCTATTACAAGTATTGCAAATGTTGATTCCTCTACCGTAGTTTCAACAAGTACTGCACAAAATATCAACACTTTGACTTTTAGTGCTTTAACATATTCAGCATTTACTGAATCATCAATCGAAGTAATCGGAACAGGATCTTTACCGTTTAGTGGTATGTTAAGTACAACATTTACAGACAACAATGGTAATAGTGTTACTTTATTGGAATCGTTAGAAGGGTTCATTTCCGATCAGATTTCAAATTCGGGTGCTAACTATACTACAGATGTAAATTATTACGGATCTTTAGATTCTGCAGATATTGCAACTGTTGAGGGTCTTGGATATACTGCATCGACAAATGTATTTGGTGTTCAGAATTTAGATTTTACCGCAAATACACTAACTTCTTATTTAAACAATACTTGGTTCTATACTTTGTTCGATTCTACAAATTGTACATATGTAGGATATTCTTTCACATTTGCACTTTCATCTTATGATGCTATAAGTGTACCAACAGAAATTACTGGTGGTATCGATATATACTACAATGAATTTTCAGGAACGTGCTATTGTGATTATGAAGGTTTGGTTTTAGCAACTCTAAGATCACGCGGTTTATCAATTGACCAAGGACCTGAATATCAAGTTTCAGCAACAACAGGTGTTGTTATGGATTGTTCAGGTGATTATGCACAAGTAAACTCTAATCCTTACGCGGCATTTGGAATTTCAGGATTAACCGTATCTGGTGATGTATTTCAGTTCGAAGTTTCTTTACAAGATAATGATCAGAATTTTATTTCTAAAGTTTTAGGTAAAGGTAACTTTGACAAGTCAGCAACAGAAGTACCTGTATTTGTTGAAGAGGTTTATCCTGTGATGTTATATAACTTGTATATGAATTCATATATTAAAGGTTTAAATTGTACATTAGTTTCATTACCTAGTGCTAGAAGTGGTAATCAATATTCTTTGGGTTATTATTTGGATAAATTCCAAACTCCTGAAACTCCTTGGGTTGTATCTGAACTTCGTGGTAATGTAGTTTACAAGTTATTTAAAGTTATTTCAATCTCTGATGGTAACGCGGCTAACACAGAGGTAAAAATTTCAATTGCAAATCTTTCATATGTTGATGGTACATTTGATGTATTTGTTAGAGATTTTTACGATACCGATAGAAATCCTGTTGTGTTTGAAAAATTTGAAGGTTGTACAATGAATCCAAATCTTAACAACTATGTTGCTAAGAAAATAGGTACTAGTAATGGTGAGTACGCAACACTATCAAAATTCATTATGTTGGATGTAAATGAGTTTGCACCAATTGACACATTACCTTGTGGTTTTGAAGGATATGTACTTCCTACTTACTCAGGTTACTCTAATTGTCCTTTGACTTCCGCAAAACCACCAAAACCAATTTACAAAACTAAAGTTAACTATCCTGGTGAAGTAATCTACAATCCTCCTTTTGGAGCACCTATTCAATCGTTGGGTGACAAACCAAGAAGACAATATTTAGGTTTTACAAGTACAATTGGTGTTGATTCTGACCTTTTACAATATAAAGGTAAACAAAATAATGATCTTTGTGTTGCAACGAATGATTTAGTTTGGAATTATTTAACTAGAGGTTTCCATATGGACTCAGGTGCAACTGTAATCACAATAGGTGAAGATTATGTTACAAGTGGTCAACAAGCGTTTGATTGTGGTGCTGGTGACTTTACATCAGATCCTCAAGATCCGAACAACCCTTATTATTACCTTTATTCTAGAAAATTCTCTTTAGTATTCCAAGGTGGTTTTGATGGTTGGGACACATACAGACAATGGAGAACAAATACTGATGAATATCAGATCGGTAAACCTTCATATTTGGCAGGTTCTTGTCCTACAATTAGATTCCCTCAAGCAACAGGATGGGGAGCATTTAAAACTATCAATAACGATGGTAACATTATTGATTATGCAAACACTGATTACTACGCATATTTGATAGGTATGCAAACATTCGCAAATCCAGTGGCAATTAATATAAATGTATTGGCAACTCCTGGTATAGATATGTTCAACAACCTTGAACTTGTTAAGTCAGCAATAGATATGGTTGAACAAGACAGAGCGGATTCAATATATATCGTTACAATGCCTGATTGGGAAATGTACACACCTACAAATCAGAACCCTAACGATTACATATTTCCTGAAGATGCTGTTGATAGATTAGAAGATACTGAAATAGATTCTAACTACACAGCAACTTACTTCCCTTGGGTATTGACCCGTGATAATGTAAATCTTACTCAGATATACATTCCACCTACAGCTGAAGTTACTCGTAACTTGGCTCTTACAGATAACATCGCATTCCCTTGGTTCGCAACTGCGGGTTACACAAGAGGTCTTGTAAATTCTGTAAAAGCTCGTAAGAAAGTAACTCAAGAAGATAGAGACATCCTGTATAAGGGTAGAATTAACCCAATCGCTACCTTCCAAGATGTAGGTACTGTAATTTGGGGTAACAAAACTCTTCAAATCTCTGAAGGAGCCCTTAACAGAATCAATGTTCGTCGTTTGTTGTTACAAGCAAGAAAACTTATCTCCGCTGTGGCAGTAAGACTTCTGTTCGAGCAAAATGATGAAAAACTTCGTCAGGATTTCTTAGACGCTGTTAATCCTATCCTTGATGCTATCAGAAGAGATAGAGGTTTGTTTGACTTTAGAGTAACAGTTTCCTCTTCCGCTGAAGATTTTGATAAACAACAATTGAGTGGTAAGGTTTATCTCAAACCTACAAAAGCTCTTGAATTTATCGACATCGAATTCTTGATCACTCCTCTTGGAGCGTCTTTCGAAGACATTTAATCGAAGGATACACAAAAAAGAAACCCTCACAGAAATGTGGGGGTTTTTTATTATATATTAATTTATTATCAAACTTTTATTAATAAAAAAAAATAATAAGCACAAAAAAAATCCCATACCTGAATACGGGATTTTTGTTTGTAGTAAATTTTAGTAAACTAACACACAACGATCCATACGCATCGAACAAGAGATAGATGCTAATGCATCACTATTGTATGCTAATGTGTCGAAGTTTACATCTCTTAGGAAGGTTCCATATAGAATCCACTTTTCAACAACCACACCAGTCGGATCTAACATTTCAAGATCAACATCTTTTTTGTAACCGGCAGCATAACCCATACGACCTGTAACAGATTCAGCACATAGACGAACCCACTCCATAAGAGCTTGAGACGCGGATGGGCCAATTGGGTCTCTGAACTTAACATTAAGTTCACTCCAAGTGAATCTACCAGCTACATAAGTTGATGTATTCAAGAAAGGAATTTCAACCGCATTTACGGTAATATGTGGTCTGGCAGTAGACTCCACAAACCATTCGTTGATACCCAATGAGGTTGGGAAACGAAGAATAAATCGATTCTGTCGTTTTGGCTCATAAGGTATGGGCATTTTCATTAATAAATCAGCCATTGTATTATAGTTTTTTTGTTTTTATTTATTTATAAATATATTACCCAAGTAATTTTTTCTATTTACTTTAAATAATTTTTCAAGATTATGTACTAGTATCTTTTTTACCATCTTTAGATAAATCTTCTTTTTTCTTAACACCACCAGCAGTAGAATAAATCTTTAAAATATCTTCTTGTTTATCTTTAAAATGTTGTTTCATACTTTCTATATTCTTTCTATCATCATCTGAGAAACCAATTGTAGGTATGAAATTATTACTAACCTTATTTTTAAATGATATTTTTCTATCTTTTCGTAATTTATTAATATGACTTTGATTTTCCAAGTATTTGGACAATTGTTTAACATAATTAATAAACTCCTCCATAGCTTGGATTTTTAAAATCTCGGGTTTTTGTGCCCCCGACTCGTTTCCATAACTCACAGGATAGAATTTACACATATCTAAATATTCTCTTAAGACTTCGGAATCTGATAGACTTTCTTCATCCGTAAAATCTCTAAATTTTTTCAAGTTTTTTAAGATCTCTTCTTTATCTAAACCTTTATAGTCGGATATAATCATATTATATACCGTATTTTTTATCGTTTCGGGACTATGACCCCTTGCTGTTATTATTGCAAATATTGATCCGCCATTAACACATTCTAAAAAATCAGACCAAGCGGGTCCTGGTTTAGCTAACATAACATCCGTCATAAACCTTTCATCACCTTTTACTGTAAAGTTTCTAAAAGCTTCTTCCGCGAAACCCACAATCTTAGATCCCTTGTATTCAAATGATTCAAGACCAACTTTACTTCTATAATGAGCAAAGTCTTCAGTGGACATACCAACTTCACTTCCTTTTTCATCAATAAGAACAATTTGGGTCGGCATTTCCAATATATTGTCATCCCAATCAAAAGCGTAATATTTCATATCGGGAGTTCCCTCCTCGGTCATACCTTCTTTTAAATTTCTTCTTTTCATTATGATTAACTTGTATATTTATTAAATATCATAATTTTCAATAATTAATGAACTTAGATCATTTCATAGACATATTTGGTGATAGTTATGAATCACAACAAGAAATTTTAAAATGGTTTGGATCATATGAAAGATTTTTTTCCATATGCACCAAGTCAGGGAAAATAATTAATCTTCTTGAACAAATAGATAATGACACAGAAGCAATTTATTATCATTGGGTTCTAAATCACGGAACCAAAGAAGAGAAAAGAAAAATATATAATGCAATTGTTAATGAATTTAATGACATTGAAAAGAAAGATGACACATATGTTTGGATTGGTATAAGAGAGGATTTAAGTGAGTTATTTTGTCATTCATCAAGAAGAGATTGGTCACCAAGGGAAGTTGCCCAAAAGGTCTTACAAGGTGATGTAGATACATTTAATGACTATTGGACGGATGATGTTATGGATAATGTTTATGATTATCTAACAACTCAGAATCAAAACTATGTTAAACAAAGGGTTAAAGAAGAGATATTGGGTCAAACAATCAAAGCAGGAACAGAGTTATTAGAAGATTATGAGAATGAAGATGGTGAAGTTTTAATTACAAATGAAAATGTGGATATCTTTTTAGAAAATTATGAAACATTGTCTTGGAT